GTGCGCAGAGAACTTCGGAATTGCTCTTGGGTTCTAAACGGGTAGTCTGCTGCATACGTCAGTGTGCGCAGGCTATTTTTTTAAGTTTAACGTAAACCAAAAGCAAGATGAACAAACATTTCAAGAAGGTTCTCACCGTGCTGAAAACGAAAGCGAAGCAACTCGGTTTCAGCTATCAGGAGTTAAAGAGTGTTGCTGCCAAGATCGCCGACAATCTCGAACTCGAAGATGATGCTTCAGACGAGGACGTTAACAGTGCCATCGAAAATGCAGTAGATGATGCAATGGAGTTCCTCAGTGTTAGCCAGTCGGCTGCACAACGTGCCATCGCCAATTACAAGGCGAAGCACAACGTTCCCGACGATGATGACGATGATGCCGATGGCGGCGAAGGTGACGACGACGACACCAGTAACGACGGCAACGGCAAGAAAGGTAAGAAGAATCGCCAGCAGCGTCAATCTCCCAAGTCTGACGAGGACACAGACGACAACAATTCCACACCAGCATGGGCAAAGAGTCTCACTGACGCCATCAAGTCACTGGGCGACAAAGTTTCATCACTGGAGAGAGGAAAGGTGTCGGACGGACGCAGAATCAAGCTGCAGGAACTCCTCAAAGACACTGGCAAGTTCGGAGAGCGTAAGCTGAAGGATTTTGACCGCATCGCGGACACCTTCAAAGACGACGAGGATTTTGACCAGTATTTCGACGAGGTGTCGGAGGATTTGGATGCCTACAACCAGGAACGGGCCGATGCCGGCCTAAGCAAGCTGGGTAAGCCTGGTGCCGGGTCGCCACACAATAAGGGAGGTGATGAGCCCGAGAAGCCCGCAGAATTAACCGATGAGGAGCTGGATGCTTTAGCTGATCAGCTCTAAGTCACAAATCAAAAAGAATCATGTCAAAAGAAATCTACGGAAATCATGAAGCCTTTAGCTTCGAGAACGACCCTATTGTTATTAGGGTGTTCGGTAAGTCCATTATCAATGGACGCAAGCTCGACGTGACAGGCTACACGGGTGAGTATATCCGCAAGGGTCAGCTCATCCTCCGTGATACTTCGGACACGCACTCCATCCCCATGCCCCTCAACGAGGCTGGCACGGCATACGCCGCCAAGCCGGAGGGCTACGAGTACGAGGGTGTATCGAAGTCCACGGTGTCTGTGAAAGAGCCTTGGGTTGGCGTGATGTACGAGGGTGAGGTCAACGATGTTGCCAGCCCCTTCCCGCTGAGCGCCGAGTTACTAACCGCTTTGAAGTCTGCTCTCCCCGAGCTGGCCTTCAAGCACTCTTAATCATGGAGGAACTGAATCATGGCAAAAGAGAAATCGCTTTTCAAGAAGTATGTTGACGCTCTCGTTCCGAAGCTCCAGAAGCTCGTCGAGAAGGTGAATGGCAAGCGTAAGGATGAGCGCACATACCTGCACAAGGACACGAATATCCTGAAGAGGGAGTTCAAGTCCGACAACAAGTGGGAAGCAGCTGGCGTGAACACCACGTACATCGCCGCTGACTTCATGGCCTTTGACTCGCCCGTTGACATCAAGACACGTCCCACCGTGGGCCGCGCCAACGGTAAGCTGCCAAAGGCAGGTATTGGCCGTAACCTTACGGAGTCTGAACTGACCGACCTCCAGACGATGGAATCTCAGGGAGGCAACGAGGCTCGTATCAAGAAGAAGATCGCAGACGACCTTGTTTTCTGTGATGTCGGTCTCGACGAGCTGTATGAGTGGGCTTTCCTGTACGGTCTCTATTATGGCTTCGTCGGCATGCCTGACGTTGACAATCCTGAGAACATGATGGTGCTTGACTTCCGCTATCCCAAGCAGAATACGTTTGGCACCGCTGTCAAGGGTGTTATCGACGGTGAGGATATTGAGCGCGTCATTGAGGCCATCAATGAGAATCAGGACAGCCTCGATACCGTCTGGGTTTCCAAGGCTCGCCTGAAGAAGATTCGCCAGTCCCGCTGGGCTCAGGAGCTTGTGGCCGACTACGACGAGAAGATTTACGATGATGATACTACGCTGAAGTCACCGTCCGAAAAGAAGTTCAAACAGGTCTTTGAGGATGAGTACGAGTGCAAGCTGCGCATCATCAACCGTACCAGCATCTTCGAGAAGAACGGCCAGAAGATTAAGAAGAAGCCGTGGGGCAACGACCGTATCATCTTCACCTGTAACCCTGTCGTAGGTACGTTTGCTTATGGCCAGCTGGCAGAGAACCGTAACCGTGTTGCCGGCGTGAACTACACGCTGATTGACGATTACAAGCTCATTTCGCGCTATTCTGTCAACGAGCCGTCGCTCACCGAAAAGACGAAGGGTGAGGCTATCGGTGCTCCTATCATCGAGGACGTGGACCAGATTTATGTGCTCGACTGCACACGCTCCGTGGAGGGTGACAGTGCCGCTGAGACCATCGACACCGAGGACGTTTACACCACCATCAACGGCAAGAAGTACACCAAGTCGGAGGTGGTAGCTGCATTTAACGCTCTCGACGTGGAGGCAGAAATCAGCCTGTCGACTTCCGACACGGACATCATCAAGGCCATCAACGCCCTCAGTGACGAGGATGAGGAGAAGATGTTTGACGGACTGATTTACTTCCCCGTAGTCAGCCCTGCAACGCTCAACTTCACCAAGGCCGCTGATAGCACTGGTAAGCAGGTGACCATCGACACCAACGACGCCACCAACCTTGCAACGGCTACGGCCACCACAGACGATGCCTGGATCACTCCGACAATCTCTGGCAAGAAGGTGACGGTGAAGGTCGCTGCTAACAGCGAGTCTGAGGCTCCTGCACGTACTGGTACGGTGGTCGTCACGGTCGGCACCAAGACGGCTGCTATCACCGTCAAGCAGGCTGCTAACACCTAAACTCTTTTTACGAACTTAGCATATTTTCCCGATGAAAACAGTCAGACAGGCACTGATAGACGAGATTCACTACCCGATAGGTCAGGGATTTGTGGATAACAAGCTCATTGAGAGAGAACTTGACGGCGACGCCTCCTACACCGCTGCCGTGGCTCGAACAAACGGCTATAAGGGTGCGCTGGCTGACTGTTTTCGTTCCCTCGCACAGGCCATCAATTTCTCTGAATCGGACAAATCGGTCGGCAACCTGACCGATGAACAGAGAAGGCTGGTCCTGAAACGCGCTAACGCCTTGTATGCAGAAATCGGTGAGCCGCTTATCGATAACGGCGAGCCAATGGTTTTCTTTGGAGGTTAAGAAATGGCTGTACTGAATATGCGCCCTCACACGCTATCCTACCTATCCGTCACGGAGGGTTTCAGGGATGAGAATGGTGACTACCACAAAGGCGGTCATGAGTGGGTCAGCGACTACATCAAATGTGACGCTGTGCCTGCCGGTGAGGAAAGTGTTATCAAGTACGAGGATGGCACCGAAGCGCATTATTCGTACACCATCTATACCGACAAAAACTGCAGAGAGTTCCGTCGTGAGGACGTGATACGCATCACGTTTATGGACGGCACAGAAAAGGAGCTGACCGTTAAGGGATTTCACCGCTACCAGCACCAGTGTAAGATATGGGTGTAACGTGCAGACAGTCGAAATCGGCCGTGGATAAATTCTTCCGCAAGGCCATGGAGATAATGCGCAATGAGCTGTTTCGCGCACTGGCATATCTGGGTGAGCAGTCGGTGACCAAGGTAAGGGATAGGGAGGAGGTAGACAGCTGGTATGACCACACGGCAAACCTCCGCAGCTCAGTTGGCTACTCGATTTATGATTACGGCAAGAGCGTCATTGAGTCGGCCTTTGAACCCATCAAGGGAGGAACACAAGGCCAGGCAGAGGGCCGGAAGATGGTCGAGGAACTTGCCAGCAAATATGCATCCACATACGCGCTGGTTGTCGTAGCCGCCATGAATTATGCCGAGTTTGTAGAAGCATGTAAGAATAAAGATGTGCTCGCATCGACCGAGATTTGGGCCAAGTCCAAGCTCGACGAGTACCTGAAGAAAGCCAAGGAACGCGCAGTGAGGCGCATTAACGCACTACGTATCGCATGAAATCGGATAGTGAACTGAAGGATATGGTTTTCGGCCTGTTGAAAGGGTCGGATTTGGCAACAGCCGTCACGGGCCAGCTGCTAAAGACACGCCGTCCTAAGAACTCCACGAAGGAGGACATCATTATCGCAGTGCTTGCCAACGAGGGCGATGAATTGCAAGAGGCTGTAGTGAACGTGAATATATATGTCGAGGACAACATCATCGACGGCCAGCCCGAAGAGGACACCATCCGTTGCAGGGAACTGAGTGGAATCGCAAAAACGGTTCTGAGGGAGATTCACCTAAACGGGGCATGGCTAAAGCCCTCGCCTCCGCGCGTTTTCGAGGCACAGGACATTCCCTGGCACATCGTAAATAACAAAATCACAATCAAAATCAATAACGAGTTATGATTATTTCTTGGGGTAAACCTGCAATCACCGCCACACCTGTAACTGGTACTGGCGCAACGGGCGGCGGCGCACTGCCTACGCCTGTAGATGGATCGTCCGAACTCTCCACCGAGAAGGGCGAAAAGTTGGAAGCTCTCATTGAGGGTGGTGAGGCCGAGGCCGTCAAGTATAAGGCCAGCAAGTACACCTTCGTCTGTCAGATTCGTTTCGGTAAGGACCGCACGATGCCTATTGATGGCACCGACGGCGTAGTTCCTGGTGAGTGGTCGCTTGCTCTCGTTCCCGATGAGACTGGCGCTCCCGGCTTCACCATGCACAGGGCCGTATGTTCCTACGAGGATTCGTGGACGTCTGCAGACGGTGGTATTCGTACCTACACCTTCGAGTCGCTGAAGCCGCAGACCGGCAATCAGCTTACTTGGGCTGCTGCAAGCTCTGGCTCTGGAACGCC